TGCACCAGTACCGCCCTGATCAACAGGAAGGGTTCCTGTGGTGTCATCGGAGCCCTGTCCAAGATCAATTACATTTCTGCTAAGAACACCTGCGGTGTAGGTAAGACCGTCGCCAGCAATGTTTGACTTAATTTTGAGACCATCAGTTGTGGTTTCAAGACCAGCAATTGCTGCATCAAGTTTAATTCCAACATTGTCTGAAGTGATTTCAAGACCAGTTGTTGACCCGATGTTTACAGAAAGAACACCTGCGGTGTATCCGAGACCCGCACCAGCGGCATCTGACTTGATACGCAAAGCGTCAGAATAAATCTCAATACCCGTGCCAACATTGACATTAAGTACATCGCCAGTCTTTGAAAGACCGTCACCCGCAAGGATGTTCCCTGCTACCGAGAAGAGCGAGAAGGAAAGACCAGTTGTGCCTACCGTGATGTCGCCATCAGTAATAAGAACCCAACCGCTGTCTGCGTTAACTGTTCCGTTCTCAACGAACGTAAACATTCCCGGCGTAACTTCGGCATTATTATCAGCGTCAGTTGCACGAGACGCGGCACCAGAAGCGGAAGCAATGTAGATACCGTTTTCCGAAGCAGTAGTTTGGTTCTTAACAAGAACACGGTCACCAGCAACAAGGGTGTAGCCGTCAATGACATCGCCAGCCTCAAGACCACTAGCGATAGTGATCGGTGCTGTGGTTGCGACTTTTACAGATGCTTTGACATCAAGCCCTGTGCGCGCCGCATCTACATAACCCTTGTTGGCAACATCAAGGTCGGCAGATGGGGTTGCGGCTTTGAAGCGACCGTTTGCGTCACGAAGAACAAGAGTATTGGCTGTTTCTGTTGCTGTTGAAGCATCAAGTTTTGCTTTATCGGCAGCCGACATGACACCGTCGTTGGACGATGTGGCAAGATTCGGTTGAATGGTTACGGCACCATTGGCTTCCGAAATTGTCAGCGCTTCTGATTGGTCACCTGTACTGGTGATGCCATGAAGCATCTTGCGCCATGCTGAGCCCGTATAAACCTTGATGGTTTTTTCGGTGCTGTTATAAATTAACCTGCCCTCAAAGTTGTCACTTGACGGGTCGGATGCAAGAACCTCAAATTTACCATTGATTAACTGGTTTTGATTGAGATTTAAATTTGTAACGAATTTTTGTGCCATTGATTTTAAATCCTCACGTCAGATAAGCAAAACCAGAAAAAGGTGCTGAAAATATTACACTTATACTTGTATTGCTATTATACACAACATCACCCACTACAACGGTTCCTGCGCTATCAACGATGGTGACTGAAGGTCTTCCCCCAAGAGCATGAACTATGTTCCAAGTTGAAGAAGCGGAAGATTGAGTATGAATATGGCGCTCGTTATTGGTAAGAAGATTGACATTTAATTCGGTGAGAGCAGTGAAGAACGGGGTATCCGGCCAGCCTTCTTCTGTTTTCGGACCGTAAAAATCCCCTGTAAGTACGTCAATATATATATCACCAACATTGCCGTAGTCGGAAGGTTGAACAGGCATATTAGAGATTTACTTCTATTTCCCACGGCACGCCTTCGCCGTAAGTAACATTTGTTCTGGAACTTGCCGCTACGCCGGGTAGCATAACCTGAATAATATTTGGTTCTTCATGGTTAATTTCAACAATATTCCGTTGGTCTTCAATGACAACATTGAAATCGGCATTGCCCATAGTTAGTTGTGTAGAAAGATCGCTCATCGCGAAACCTCTCTTTCAAGTTTGAATTCTCCCCTGACAACCTTGTGCACCGCACCTGTGGCTGTATGAACAATTTCAAGATCGTAAACCCCGCTTTGAGTCAAGGCTGCGGTAAGGTCTGGGGTCAGGGTCAGGGTGATTGCGCCAAGCGCGGCGTTTATTGTGATTCTTCCATTTGCAGTGGACAAACCTATAAGCGAGGAAGTTGCGTCAACCGTGCGCCGAACCTCCATGCGAGCCGTATAACCACTCAGGGAAAATACAGTCCCATCGGCTTGTTTTATCTCTATGGTGCGGGTAAAAGTTGACCCTTGATCGCACACCATATTGTATTTTCCTGCAAGCATTAGCCCTCAATCCGTAAGGCAGCCCAAACCGCCATCACCTATCAAGAATACATCACTTGTATCTTGACGATTTGAAGCGTTAAGCCTTTTTCTTGCTTTTTTCCTGAGCGTCAACAATTGCGGTGACAGCAGAGAAGATGGCGGTGGTGCTTTTGTCGCCAATCTTGGTTGAAAGCCATGCGAACACAGAAAGTGCAACAGGCATCAGAACCGCAACAACTTCAGCCGACATACCCCACTTGTTGGCGAGATAACCAAGTCCGCCGAGAAGCGCACCCTTTACAGCCTGATCGCTTACATTCGCTTTAATATTCTTGTCCATTATTTTCCTCCGTAATAGGGAATTGGTATTCTCCTGAACGCATCATGTCCATCGCGGTCTCCAACATCCCATTAGCGAGCCAAGGAGTCATAGAGTCCGATATGGAGAGCACTAACTCTTGCTGAGAGTTAGACACAACTTCTGCGATAAGAACAAAATTGGTGACAAGACCCTGAGGGAGCATCCCGCGAAGGAGTTCCTCAATTTCTTTATCCATAGAAGGTTCTTTGTTCTCATCTTCCATGGATCCTCCAATTTTCAACTTACATACATATTCTACATCAAGCAGTCAATGTGTGGGTGACAATCATTCCCAAAGGTCTTGCTGGTTCAATTAGTGACAGAATAATTGAATTGGATGAACCTATATCTTCTACAACTGTTCCGAAGGTTTCCGCTTGTTTTGTAGTGAAATCAATCTGATTTAGCCCGATTGTGTAGTTGACAACTTTTAAACCAGTTAGGTTTCGTTGTATTGCGCTTGTCATTGCTTCAATCGTTCCGGCATTATGACCGTAATATCCTGTTTGAACTTGCCATCGTGCAAATGCGTCAAGACCAGCAGGCAAACCTCCAAGGTTTGTTGCATCGCTACCGAGCACATCAGGACCGTTTAAAAGACTTGAGTTCAAAGTAAAAATTTGCCAGCCGATACCTTCTGTTGACGGTTGATATGTGACGAGAATTGGTCGCCCACGAAACTGTGCAAGCCAAGAAAGATAGGCGCTGTCACAAACTTGTGGATTCACCAATCGGCTCAATGTTGCTAAATTTGATGGGTCGCCACCCTCGCTTCTGTCAAGATACTCAAATGCTGTGAATTGATCCAAAATTTCATCTGAAGTAGTTGTCATTACATCAAAAATCCGCGCGAGTGGGTATGTTGGATCATTTTTCGTAAAGTCTGCTAAATCGGACTCAAGAAATATTTCTGGAAAATAGTCAAAAGAATTACTCAAAAACCCATTAGAAAAAATTCTTTTAGATTGATGTGCGGTTGGTCTAGTAACATGCAGGTGAGCGTCTGTAAGGGTTGAAAATACAACACGGAATTGCAACTGTATAGACCACCGACCATTTTCAGGAACCTGAACAGGAACAGACCTGATCAGTTGCCATTTCGGAGTGTCTGTTCCACCTAGCGAAACAACAGTAGAACCCTCATCGCCAATTACCTGTACGAATGGATCAACAAAAGAAAATGTTGATGTATTTTCATCAAATTCAACTTCAGAAAGAACAGTTTTTAAATGTATAGAACAATTTTTTGTTGGTCTCACCCACATGAACGCTTCAACAAAATCACCAGCGTCTTGCTCAACTGTGATTGCATACTGCGACGGAGTTTCAGACGCCGAAGAAAAATAGTTATAGTAAACATAATTTTCAAGGGCGCTCGGCATCAATTCAAGCGAGCCTCGTGATGCATCTAAATATGTAACCGCATTAACAGCAAGATTGCCATCGGACGTCCAAAAGTCGCTTGTTGAAGAAGCAAAAGTTGTTTGCTCTAGAAAAGTCCTTTCGGACTCATCAAGATAGTTATAAATAATTCCCATGGCTACGATGTCGCTATCGTTGTGCAATCACCTATCGGAATGGCGCCCTTTTCAAGTATTGAAACATCATCACCACTATCGGTGGCAAATGATGAGGTTCCAACTACAGAAACAGTCATTGAATCAACGTATTTAACCCCAACAACTTTTGAGGCAATAGTTGTTAAATAAAGATGATTGACCGTTTCCGCAAAATCCCAACCCGCAATAGACAGGTATGCTTCAATAGCCGCTGACACAGCAGTACCAACATCAGAAGTTGAGTAGTTGGGTTCAACAACAACATTCGTGTTTACTGTTACATCAAAAGTGTTCATATCGTGGAGATACACTTTCAAACCAGCAACGATACGAGATTCAATATCTTCTTTAATAATGAGTTTTTGTTCGGTGCTAATAGGATCACCAACAGAGTCACAGATGGAAATTGTTACAGCACCGCCAGCATCGGCTGTTGCAAAAAGCATCCCGTTACCAAGAACAACACTTCCAACAGTCGTTGCGGCTGAAGCAATATTTGTATTTGTTTTTGCGTAACGAAATGTCGTGGTTGAAGGAACAGCCGTAATTGTATATGTTCCGTTGTATGCCGCTGTAGCCATATCTGCCACATCAACAACATTACCAACAGAAAAACCATGAGCGTACCTAGTTGTTAAAGTGACGACGTTTGAGGTGAGGACGGCGTTAACAATGTCATTTTCTTTTGCCTGCGTAAGATCATAAACCTTATATCTGCTCACCGTCGGATAGTTGGTGGCAATGTAGTTAGTTAACTGTGAGGCAGTAGTAATAGAACTGCTTAATGAACCAAGAAAAGTTACTGCACGATCAAAGTATTCACTATCTGTTTCAGTGTCCGCGCCGACGCTTCCGAGAGAAGTTAATGTTGCACCTAAAATAAAAGGTGTGCTTGAAACAACAGTAAGAGAAGACGGTACTGGGATATCTGGATATAGCGATGGATTTGATGCGGTTACGGAAACCGAACCCGTGGTATCGCCAGAAGCAATGGTGATGTCATTAATAGATTCGTACAGGTACTGCGTAAGCGCGCCGGAGGCGTCGTAAACATCATAGGAGAATACCGTGCCAGCAGAAATTGTTGCACCAGTATTCACCGATAGTTCAATCTCAACCGTGCCAGTTGATGGTGTTGCCTCAATGCGGGAAAAACCCATCAGATTCAAAATTCCTTCCATCAGACCATCTGGAAGGCGATTAATTGCTGCGATCAAACTTCCTGTTGTGTGAGAAACTGCTTCAAGAAGTGCGTTTTCTACTGTCCCCACGCGTGGGGTGAACTCTGGCATTGCTGTTTGCGCATATTCAACAGCGTCGTTGTAGACATCGGTGATGCTTTTATCGTTGATTGTTAAATCAACATAGTCTGAGAAATTGGGTGACGCCATTGTTAGATCCGTTCAAATTTTATTGCTAGGTTTGATTGCCCATTATTATTCGGAATTACTTCAACACTTGTTACACGGATATCAGGTATGAGATTTCCAACCTGAACGCCGACTTGCCTAACCTGCTTGTTGTCAAATGTTGGATCTTTAGTCCCATAAAATGTTGATATCGGCAACTCGCCCGGCTCTATCTGTATAGCCAAACCGATAAGGGTTGCGTAATACTCGTCTGATTCGTCGGGTATTGTTTCCATCTCAAAAGATTCGTGTCTGAATTTAATCGGTAATCTAATTGTGTTCATAACGACCCAACAATCACGCCTTCATCAAGGGAACCATTTAATAATACAACAAGAACCCGCGTACCGACTGCGGGCAGGGTTAGTGTCGCGCTATACGCACCAGAAAGGCTTGTTGTCGTTGCTGACAAGGATACGCTAGTAATCACAGAAGTTCCAGACACAGTTGCCGAAGTGGTCGTGAGTGTCTGTTTTACGGGGGTGGTTACAGGGAAAGTAAAAGGTGCCATAAATTTGTAAGGACCTAGTTGGGCATCATTATTCAGTGCGGCAATTTTCACAAATCCAGTTCTTGTGGCATCATTTTTTGCGGTAAGAACCCCGAGATGAACCGAAGAAAATTCGGCATTAACCGACGCAGCCGAGTCAGGACGACTCATCTGATCAATTGAATCTCCACCTATGAACGACATTCTTTACCTACCCAATAACTGTTGTTTCTGATACTTTATTATCAATTTTCTTTTTGTCCTCTGGAGCAATTTTCTCCAAAGTCGCAAAGTTTATTTTGACTGGTTCGGGTTCACCATACTGATATTGAACCGATGTAATCAAATATGCGGTTTCATCAAAACCTTTGATGCCGTACACAACGACAGTCATCCCCGCCCTTATATTATATGCGCTTCCAATATTTTGTTCGTATTTGTCGCCCACCCAAATAGAGGCTGAACCTTCCGACTCTTTAGGGCTATCCATTGATCTTCTTAGTTCGGGAACAGATGTAAGGAAAAAATTCATTTTTGCATCATTTGGATACTTGAGCGGTATGTAAAACAGGGGGCGAACTTCTTTTTTCCCGTCAACAGTGGTGAACGTGTATGCGGGGGTTTTCTCTATACCCCAACGCCCAAGTAGCCAATTGGGTGAACCGTAAAACAATGTCGGAAGTGGCTTCGTCCCACCATCAGGGATTGCGTACATGACGAAGCATAGGTATTGAAGATCTTTAGCCGACCGAACTAAAACATCATAAACAGACTCTTTATTTTTTTCTGTTCTGACCTTGATGGTAGTTGTTTTAACACCTTTAGGTTCTTGACCTATGAATTCTAAACCAAACTTTTTTGCCACTTTTTTAGCGAATTCGTAGCCTGTGGTAGAACGAAAAGCCTGAGGCTTCTTGTCTAGTTTCATTCGTTGTATTGCTTCGGTTCGTAATTCAAGTTTTATTTTGAAGTACTCGCCTTCACCAGCCGAAATTTCGTGACTTGCGATCATGTATCTTTCAGTGATCGTCCCATCATTGAAAAGCACGATATTACTTACCGCAAAATAATTGTTGTTCCACATTGACAGTTTTTCGTCAACAAGTTCAACTGTTACCTGAGACGCGCCATCAACCGTATAACTTACAGTGATATTGGTGACGCTTTGCGCTATTTTGCGAACTGCGTCAACTTGGTCGTGTCCAATAATTATGATTGTTGAATCTGAAATCATTATCCGCAGTACCCAGGTTTACCCGGCATAATAAACTTATTTAAACCATCAGCCTGCGGACAAAGCATCCCGACTTTACCCTTAAATTTATTTTGTGACTGACCAGCAGATGTATCTGCTTCACTTGTCGCAGAATCTGAAGTTTTTGAAGTTTTAGTTTTTTTGCACTTGTTTGGGAATTTCTTTGCATAAGCAGGATCTTTGCACGTGGGATTTTGTCTTGTAAATTTTAAAGGAGGAATCAGGGAAATGTTGATGTTTGGATTTCTATTTTCAACTAAACTAATTTTTACATTAGCGCTCGTAATAGCGTTTTCCTTGTTCCTACGAGTCACATCAATACTCATATCTGTTATAGAAAAGAACAATCCGCTGAATTTTTCTTCACTCATATTTCTATAAACAAACGGGGTGCGAGTAAAAATATCGTAATTCAATAACTGAAAAACTTTATCGCTACTAGAAGCAAACCTTCTTAAAGCAAAAATTTGAGGATCTACACTTTGAATCAAACCGTCACCCGGATGAGCAATAAGCGCTGTAAAATCAATTGTCATAAGGTTATGCGACTTAAAAGCAACAATTGGTGTCGTGCCGGGTCGCGGAATTTGTACCATCTCGTCAGACAATTTTCCTACATTTATTTCCCTTGGGCTATAAGGGAAAACAAAATCTTCTTCCGTTGCTGCATCAGACGAACGCATACGCAAAATAAGTGGAAGCGCACCCGGTGTCGCGGACTGAAGACGGTCAGCCTCGGGTGTCGGATCTTTTAAACGAACCCAAACCGTAACGGTATTAGCCATGTTTACGAGTTCCTAACTGTCTGTGTAGTGCTGGTGCCTCGTTCTTTTTGCTCGCGAAGAGCCTTTGCGATTGCTTCTTCAATTTGACGAATTGTCCCACGGTCTAGAACAGAAGCATTTACGGTCGTATTCACAACGTTTGTTTGAGGAGCAGATGCAGGCGGTACACCAGTCATTCCGCGCGCCATTCGCTCGGCTGGGGACATTGTTGCTGTTGCGCCCAACATTGCTGGATTAACTATTCCCGTGTTCAGGAGAGCGGAAGTTTGCATCGCATTTATGGTCGGATCTGCGGACTGTTGAGCCTCAATCAGGTTGGCAAGGAATGCTGGGTCGGTTGACATTTTGCTAGTTATCATGCCCATTATTCGTGTTGCGTCAAGTGTGCCATCTGATTTTTTGAACTGATCAAGTGCTGTATTTCCGCCCAGCAAGGTTGCCAACTCTGTTGAATCAACATTTTTCAATAGACCTTCTGGTGTGGCGCCAGCATTCTTAAGTTCATTACGCAAATATTCTTTTTGCGTATCGGTAATATCTTTAAGGCTTCCTGTAGTCAACTGCTTTTCTAAAGTGGCATAAGCATTAGTTAAACCACCAACATCGCCAAACTTGGAAACGTTGTAGTCCAACATCTGCTTAAGATATTGATCGCTTGTTGCCTCAGAAGTATCACCAGTCAAAATTCGCGCCTGCGTCGCGTTGAGCATTTTCCCTTGCTCTTTTGCTTGAGCCTTTTTGTCAAAATAACTCATCGCCTCACTGACAGCGAATGAACCTATATTTGCCCAAGCCTGTTTGATCAGACGCGCTTTTTCTTCAGCGGTTTTACCGACAAGATCCAAAACTTCTCGGAAATTCATCATTTTTTCTTTAAGATCAACTCCCGCAGCCATAGCAAGTTTGTTTAGTGTTTCTGCCCCTACACCAAAATATTTATCTGAAATTCCAACATTCTGCGTGTAGTTATCTATCTGTGAATTTAATTTGGCAAACTCTTCGTCATACTTCGCTACAGCCTTAGCGGCATATGCTGGATCACCGCTTGTATTAATTAATTTTTGGCGATCCATCATCATTTTGTCGCGTGCTGCTAAAAGATCGTCAACGTTTCCACCCTCAAAACCAGCCTGAAGTGATTCTTTATATTCGTCAGCAAGATTTTGTGCGTTCTTTCTAATGTCCTTTCGCATTTTTCCTGCTTTGAGATAACCAGTTACACCTCCGATAAGCGCACCAACACCTGCACCTATAGCCGCACCAACGGCTGCACCAGGTCCTGCCCATGCCGTCAAAGCGGCACCAGCCGCGGCACCAGCCGCGACACCACCAAGCGCTCCAGCCCCAGCGGCTCCCATCCGTGATTTCACAGAGTCATCATTAAATTTACTTGCCGCATAACTTCCAAGACCGTAAGCGGCCGCGGCACCCGCAATTGGTGCTGCGATTGCGCCAACACCAGCCGCTGTGCCTGCTAAACCTGCGCTTGCGGCTCCACCAGACACCAAACCACCAGCAGCAGTTACAGCACCAGATGGCAACATCATTAGCGCTGCACCCGTTCCAGCAGCGGTGATACCAGCAACTTTTAGACCAG